TTCCAGCATATTATACAAAGAAAAATCCAGAATTCGAATTAAAAAGTCAACAACAGCAAATAGATTTTATCAATATAAATACGGCGTTATGTATAATATTATTATTATTAGGTATAATTTCAAATACAATGAACGACCAAGATTATAATTTTATTTTTAAAGGCGGAAAAGCGGTTCAATTTGTGTTATCAGAAATACAAAATACTTCCAAATATATCAGCGAGGATATAGATATACAATTAACTCATAGTGATAGTGTTATATATGATGGAAGAACAATGGAAAAATTAGCAAAACATATATCTTTTCTGATACAGTGGTTTTTGGAAGGTGTTATAAATATATCATTAGAGTTACCGAACACAAGTGAAAAAACAGTTGGAAAGGACTTGGTTAAAATAGCATATTTTAGTCCTTCAGGTAGATATACAGCATTATGTGATGTTGTTTTCGGAGAAACAAAAGCAAATGTGAAACCTTATTTTGAACATCCAAAAGTATTCAAAATGTACAATACTGAATTACAAACAGAATTAATGTTTAGATGTCCAAATATAGAAGCAATATTAAATGAAAAATTATATTATTATTTGAAATTTATAGAATTAAGAAGTTTATTAAAACGCAATTTACCAATAGTTGAAGCTGGTTATGAAAATACAACGTTAGAAGAACTAGACTATTTTATGAAAAAATTTAAAAAATCAATAAGGGCTATTGTGGATGGTTTAGTTTTACAGAAGTTTGGTAAAGTAGAAAAAAACAACTTAAGGGAGAAAGAAAAAGAAGTATTAATAAACATTCTTAACAATAATTTTAAAGATAAAGAAATTTACATATTGGAATTAACAAATAGCGTAACAGACCCTAATCCTTATAATGTATAATGTATAATGTATAATGTATAATAGATAAATAAAAACACAATTATTTTTATTTATTTATTTATTTTTGTTAAGTCCTTGGAATTATTCTAACATAGAATGATGGTGCAATACTACGACTTCCAAATCGTTCTTCAAGTGTAGCTTCACTAAGTGAAAGTGCAGGTGCTGTTTCTGCATCTATTCCATTTACATTATTATGTTGACCAGTTTCAACTATTTCCACATTGTCATTAGGATTAATAGCAAAATCGGTGCGTGCTTTTCTTATAGCAAGAATAATAAATTTTGTTATAGTAATACTAGGATTAAATAAATATGTCTTAGTTTGACAAGTGTATGCCAGTTTAAAATAAAATTCATATGCCATTTTGTTTATATTGGTGTTTATGTTTATGTATTTATGTGTTATTTTTTGAATTTCAATTTTATTTAATCCTTTTTAGAGAATGGTCCAGACTTCAATTGGCTTTGACCATAATCAGTCTTCCCAACAACGACATTTTCGCCATCGAAAAGTTCAGAACGGATATCAGCAACAGAAATAGAATCAGGTTCTTTAGAAGCGAAATTACTCTCAGTTGTGCTGTTACCGGCTCCGACCAAATTGCCTTCTTCATCAATATCTTGAGTAAGAACATTGCCGTGTTTTTCAGCGTTCTTTTTATTTTCATCGATGGCCTTCTGTTTAGTTTCCTTAACACGTTGCTCAAATGCGGTTTTAGCAACCTCCTCATTTTTCTTCTTTTCGTGAGCAAGTTGGTTGAGTTCTTCTTCCATATATTCAACGCGACCGGTCTTGTATGCTTCAGGTTCCCAAGGAAGCCAAGTGCCAATGGGACCGACAAAAACATCAAAATTAGGGTCAGTTTCTCTTAGAAGTTTAGCGCGCAACTCGGCCTCTTCTTGAGAAGAGAAGTTACCTCTGGCCTTAAAACCTCTTACAGATGTTTGGAAATTATACTTTAGATTAAATTTCTTTTCAAGTTCTTCCTCATCACGGTCCAAGAAAGTCTTGTAGTCATCTTCAATAGAAGAATTAACGATAGTATCTCGCTCTTCTTTGACAAACGATTCAAAATCCTTAATAACTTCTTCAAACTGCAATTTGTACTTGAAGGAAACAAAATTAAGGAACTGATGGAACTTTTCCATTGATTTGTTCATTTCCCATTGCTTTAGGAATTCTTCAAACAAAAACATTTCGCGCTGCTTTAAGGTCTTTTCTGGAGAAATAAATGAAAAACACCCGAAATTTTGACCAGCAATAGGTTTATCGACCTCCAATAAATCGACATATTTAGCATTGGGAGAGCCATCTTTCTTGTCCTTTCTTTCAAAGGACTTTTTGGAAGCGTTAGTTTTACTCATTATACATTTAGTGAAACTTTCGTTTTAAGTTTTAATTTGATTAATTATTATTTTTTTCTTATTATTTTATATAAAGATGGGTGTCTTTGATGTTACTGAACTAATTAAGCGTGTTATCAAGTATTTGATTGAAGGTTTGATGGTTGCAATTGCTGCATTCGCTATTCCAAAACGTTCGTTGAATCTTGAAGAAATTGCTTTAATTGCTTTGACCGCTGCTGCTACATTCGCAATATTGGATACATATATTCCTTCTATGGGAGTGACAGCTAGATCGGGTGCCGGATTTGGTATTGGAGCAAATTTAGTCGGATTTCCTGGTGGTCTTTAAAGATAATATGTTAATTAATCTTTAAACGGTTAATATATAATATATTTTAATACCAATATAATATATTATGGCTAGACATAGAAGACAAACAAAAAGAAGAACTTATAATAAAAATAGAAGGTCTTCAAGAAAAATGAGAGGTGGAGTTGTTGAAGATGATAGAAATGCATTGCTAGAATTAGGGTTTACAGAAGATGATATAGAGTATTTATTTGAAAATAATCCTAGAATGTCGATAGAGATTTTTAGAAACGCTATAGACCCACCAACTAGTTCTCCTTTTTATAACGAAAAACAAACTGCTCAAGAAATAATGGCAAGCATTAGAAAAGATAATGAAACAATTAATGAATCAGAGGCATTTGAGACACCACCCAAACCGTCTAAACGAGCTAGACTTAGCACAATGTTTGAAGAAAATGATTATGAACCAGATATTTCCGGAACACCCAACAACTTAAGTAGGTCATTTGGTGGAAAACGTAAATCAAAAAGAAGAACTTCAAGAAATACAAGAAAGACAAAAAAGATGAGAAAGGTAAGAAGACAACAAGGAGGCAAAGGGTTTACAACAGAAGAAGAAATTAATCCATTAGCATATATAGACCAAAGGGAAATAAGTGAAGCAAATATGCCAAGACCATAAATTAAACAGTAGGAATAAATTCCCAATTCAATTCAACACACATTTTCTTCCAAGTTTCATCTTGTTCAATAAGTTTTTCACGATCTTTCAATAACGGAATATCGTGTAAAAATTGGGTTTCTTCTAGAAGCTCACAAAACTTAAACAGTACATAATAATAATTCAAAAAGTTTACACGATAATCTGGGCAAGTTTTAGCATACGGGGCTTGAATTTCCATAAATAAATTGCACAATGTGTCTTCTAATTCAGGGCTAAAAACAGGAGGTTTAATTCCTAGTTTATTTTTAATAAATGCGATGTGCTCATAATATTTATTAAATCCCAATTTTTTAAGGATTTCCTTAGTTTTATGGTGTGTTAGTTGTTCAATTCCAATTCTCTCTTTTTTGATTTGTTGATGAATTTGATTAATAACATCATCAGGAATTTGAGTAGTTTCTTTTCCTTGAAATTGAGCCAAAATTTCTTTAAAATGGTTAATCTTTTTGTAAGCATAAAAGCACACTTCTTTAGGTGGTTCTTTATAACTGGGTTTTTCATTTTCGATTAAATAAGGAACATTAACCGCGCAAATATTACAAATGAGAACACCTTCATCATCAAGAGGAATGAGTTCGCCTTTATAACAACTTTGACAAATATCAGTTTCTCTAACAAATGAATTCATATCTAAAAAAGTTTCATCAATATTACTCAAATATTTTTGCACAATATTTTTATTTTTATTTTCATTAATATTTTTTTCCTTATCGGTATCATCTTGTTTGACTTTAAAAATATTAAAAAGTAATTGATTTTTAGAGGTGACAAGTTTGTTATTATCTTCGACATTGTTGATGTTTTTTTTATTTTCAAAGTATTCAAATATATATTTAGAGTTATCGAGAAAGTAGTTATTTTTTTTGTTTTTTAATTCTTTAATAGTTTCATTAATTTCTTTGATGCGATCTTTTATTTCCATTATTTGTTCAATTGGAAGATGAATGTCGATTTCTAATTGTGTTTTGAGGTCATTTTTTTCTTGTTTTAATCTAGGAATATTATCGAATTCATCCTTAACAAATTCATTAACAAATTCTTTATGTTTACCATCTAAAGTGGTAGAATATTTTTTACAAATTTTAATTTTTTTGGTTGCCTTTGGTTTAAAAGATGGCATTAAATGGTTATATATAACAAAATACAGAAATATTTAATTACTAATTTTTTCAAAATATATAAAAAACGGATTTAAACGCAATAAAATAATATTATAATGTCCAAAGAAGAAAATGAAACAATACCATATGTAATAATGGTTATATCTTTGGATAATGCAAATAATCTCTTTGGTTCAAGCGATAAACGTAATTTGACTGTAAATATAGTAGACCAAATAGTGGAATTGACATATAATAGAATTTACAAAAATAATGCGAATAATTTTAAAGATATAGAGGACTTACGTAATAAATTTTATGTTGAACGCTACACAAATAAATTTATGTGGGCAGTTATGTCATTTATAAATAATGAATGGAAAAATACTACTCCTACTGATGATTTAGTGCTTCAGACTTTAATAAAAGAAAAAGAAAGGAGATGTACTGATTATATTTCGTCATGTTCTGCAGAAGAATCAAACTTAGATGTTTTAGATGTTTTAGATGAATTAGAAGAATTAAACAAGTTAGATGACTTAGATGAATTAGATGTTTTAGATGAATTATATGAATTGGACAAGTTAGATGATGAAGGAAATATAAAGAAAAAGGTTACAAAGTTTAGACCTTGAATAAAATTATAAATAGTTAAAATTATAAATTTTGTTTCATTTAGTAAATTAATGGATATAGAAGTGAAAATACAAGATAAACAGGTGGAAATAGATAAGATAAAGTTTCAAAAAATGGTTTTTTTGTTTAATGCTTTAGATAATGGTTGGTCAATAAAAAAAAGAAAAGATTCTTATATTTTTACGAAAAATCATGAAGGGAAAAAAGAAGTATTTGACGAGGAATATTTAGCTATGTTTATGAAGGAAAATACCAATATTAATAATATGTTATTATAAAATGTAGGTATTTAAAATAAAAAATTAATTAATAAAAATTTAATTAATTAATTTTCCAAAAATTTTTTTTCTTTTAGGAATGTATAAAATGGGAGGCGGATTAATGCAACTCGTAGCTTACGGAGCTCAGGATGTTTACCTAACTGGTAACCCTCAAATTACTTTCTGGAAGGTGACATATCGCAGATATACTAACTTTGCCATCGAATCCATTGAACAAACTTTCAATGGTCAAGCTGATTTCGGTCGTCGTGTACAATGCACAATCAGCCGAAACGGTGATTTAGCTTACCGCACATACTTGCAGGTTACTCTTCCTGAGATTAACCAGCTTATGGGTATCGCTTCCTTTGCCCAAGGCTCTGGAACTGGTGTCTATGCCCGTTGGTTGGATTTCCCCGGTGAGCAACTTATTGCCCAGGTTGAGGTCGAGATTGGTGGTCAACGCATTGACCGTCAATATGGTGACTGGATGCACATCTGGAACCAACTTACTATGACTTCTGAGCAACAACGTGGTTACTTCAAGATGATTGGTAACACCACTCAGCTTACATTCATCACTGATCCTTCTT